CGAAGACATCAACTTGTAAAGTTGGATCTACTGATATACCTGTTGCTTCATCTGAAGGTGAGGGATTAGTAGGTGCATTTGGTGCGGGAAGAGGAGCAATAACAACTGTCGCAGCAACCCAAAATTCATCATGGTCTGCTGTAAATGTATCTGGATCATCATTGTCTTTTGTAAGCTCTCTGTATGCTACTCCTGATCTTCTACTATTATTGTTTATAAAATCAATAGTAGTATAATTAGTAGGAGGTGCTGTAACATCTTCATTATAAATCGTACAAAAAGTTAAAAATAAATTATAATCACTTCCCCAACCTGCTGCAACAGATGGTGGATTTGGTTGTGATCTACTTATATTATCTGAAACTGAGGTTGATACATCAATATAACTTGATAAATCTCCTCCTCAATCACTTATTCTTAGGCATACATATGAACAAATGGTTGCTCCATTCATCCCAAAATTAACACTTGTTCCACCCTCAGTTCCATCAGCCTTTTTTCCAATAATAATTGCAGAACTATTATTAGTATCAGTCCACACGGGGTGTATTGTAGTTCAGCCAGATGGAATTGAATCAATTGACCTAAAATCATCAAAACCAAAATAAATCAGCAAAAGTTCATTTGCTGCAACATTATTAGGTATGGATATAGAAACTTCATAGTTACTATCATATCCACTAATATAATCTTCAATAACGGGAAAATACATAATTTATCCAATAGTGGCAATAAGTGTGTCTATTTTATCACGCAAAATTTGTGTTTGTGTTGGGGTAAACTCACGTTCTACAATTTCCCCATTTGTGTCCAATGAACGAATAATTAAATAACCATTAGAATCAGTAGGAAGGTTATTAACAATCCAATCTTTTACATCTTGAGTTGCATTTTTCATGTTACTGAACTCAGTTAATACATTAATTGAAAGATCTTCATATTGATCTTTTACATAATCTCCTATTCCTGGGACGGAAGCATTGGATTCAAAGGTGTTTATTGCAGCAGTTAAATTACTAATCATAGCCAAAATCCACTGTCCACTTACGTTCTTGTTTGCCAATGTATCACGGCGTCTCTGCATATCACTTTTCAATCTATTTGCTGTACGCTGCACTTCAGTAAGGGCATCCATCTTTATCTGTGTACTTGCTGGAAATGTCATCTATTACTCCTCTTATCTGTATATTTATTGGAAATTTAACATTTTACTATCCTATTAAAATATCAAATCCTTCATAAACATAATCATCTTTAATTTCCTCACTTAATTTTTCCTTTTCTTCTTTAGCTTCTTGTATTAACTGATCACCATCCAAAGAAATACCTGTATTTCCTATTCCTTGAAATTGGTTAAACTTTCTTCTTATATATCCTAATTTTTCCTTACATAATGCAACTGCATATTTTCTTACTCAAGATTCATTATATAAATCTTTATTAAAGTCTTCTTCAGTTCAACTACCTAGTGTAGAACCTTTCTTCATAAATGATCTAATTAATATATACTGTGTCTTATCAGGAACAGGAATTAATTGTAATTGATTAGTTTTTTCAAAATATCTATATGTATAAGTATTAGTTATATATCTATTTAAATTTTTTAAGAAATCAAGAGCTAAATGATAACTAACTAGATTACCATAGTTTCTTCCAAGATCTGGATAATAACCCATTGAATAGAGAAATGATTCTATAGTAAATAATGTGTTTACTCCACCTGAACTTGAACCACCACTATCATTATAATCCAATAATGTAACAACACCATTTGGTAGATCATATAGTGATTGACCCGCAGATATTTCTAATGTAAAGAAAATTTCTTCTGTTGCATTACCAGTTGCCCATTTAACAAATTTATCAGTTGAATCTTCTATAGCATCATATACATGTTCGTAACTTAATTCTACCTTTACATAGGGATGTCCCAAATCTCGTAAAATTCTATTATGTAGTTGTTCTTTAGTCATATATATCCTATAATATTAATTTCTTTTTTAAATTTCTATCAGGAAATGTTTGTTTATAGATTTTTTCTACTTCATTAATTGATGTATTGATCTTTTTCATTACATCTTTCATTTCAAAAAATTTATTTAATTGTTGTATAGAATTATTAACTCTATATAAATTAGATAATAATTCTATCAAATCATCTTCTTTATTTTCTACTGATTCTTGTATATACATTTTAAAATTCATAATAATTCCTCTTATTTATTTATATGTTTAATTGAATAATCAAGAAGTATCTTCTACTTCTTCTATATCACTTAATATTCCCCAAGCTTCATCTTCCATCTCGTTATTGATTTTAAATTCGCCTTCTTCTAGAATATCAAAATCTACTATATAACAAGCTCAGTATAGAGCTGATACCAAATCATCTGTTAAATCTTTACCTGCAAATTTATTATTTCCATGATCAATAAAACTTGTTAATTCATTAACTGTGTGTTTATCATATAGTATCAAATCACCATCTTCTATTAACTTTTTCATTGTAAGAACTGCTTTAGGTTTTGTTTTGGTAGTTGCTCTCACTCCTAATTGTGTTTTCTTATTACCTTCATTAACTAAATTACTATACTCAAATTCTCATCATAATTGTGAAATAACTGTATCACCAATGTTATTTTCAACAACTACATAAGCATTATTATAATAAAGTGCTAATCTATATATGATATTTGAAAAAGTATATACATCTGTATAATTATCTTGAAAAACTGATACTTGTTCTGCTTTAAATGGATCAGTAGATTTAATTTTTAATACTTGACACGTAGAGTAATGTTCACCAGTACCTTTTGCTATATCATTACCAATCACATATATACTATTTTTATCAGGTTTTTCTCATATTCTGATTTTATTATTTATATCATATTGTATAGGGTCTTTGGTTTGTGATAATAAATTTTCTAATATGTTAGGATCTATTACTGTGTTAGTAGATCCAAGAAATGCACATTCAAATTCTCTATCTCATTCTACTTTACTCAATACTTTTTGTTGTTCTTTTTTTCATTCTTCATCTCTACCAGGAACTTGTCACCACTGAACTCTTGAAGGAATAAAACCATTATTTCCATTTACAGCACCTTGTCATAAGGAATGGAACAGATCTCCGATGCCGTTTGGAGTTGAAATAATAAAAATTTTACTTTGATATGAAGCAGATAAAGCTGGATAATTAGCAGACCAAAAATCTGATAATATTGATTTGGGTTTTACAAACGCCGCCTCATCTACTGTACAAACTCGCAAAGTACGGCCTCGAAAAGCATCAGGTGATGTAGCACTGACTAAAATTTCAGTGTTATTTTCAAACAAAATAGATTTCATATTGTATTGTATAACACCACATTTCAATCAATTAGGTAATTCTTCATATGATGATTTTATTCTTTTTAGTATATCTTTAGCACTAGATTCTTTATTACTTACTAATCCTAAAGATATATCACTATTAAATAGTGAATATCAAAGATAAAAAACAGCTATGCAAGTAGTTTTAGAACTTTGTCTAGCTCATAGTCCAATAACCTTTCTATTATCTTTTAATTGTTGTAAAAATTCTATTTGATAATCTCTTAAATTATCATACAGTATTATTTTTCCCCTGTCTGGATCAACAATTTTAACATATTTGGTAAAATGTATAATATCATCCATACATTTTTTAATTTCTTTGACCATTTCAGGGGTATATTCTGATTCTTGATTTGGTTTTTTTATTGCATTACTGTATCCTACTGGCATATATAACCTTATTTAATAAACTTAATATCATTTAAAAATTCTTCTTTTGTTGGAACATGATCTAAATATCTTAAAAACTTTCATCCAAAAGATTCTAAATATTTTTGTCTTTTTTCATCATTATTTTTTCTATGTTCATGTCAATAACTACCATCATATTCAATAGCTATCATTTTATCTGGTATTGCTATATCTATAAACTTGCCTTCAAAGAAATACTCTAATTGTGCATTTTTAAATATTCTTGAAACAATTCAATATAATTTTCTTTGTGGTTTGGAAATTTTTTTAGAATTGTTTTGATGTGTCCTTTTTAAAATTGTATAAGAACATAAACCATGATAAACACCTTCATTTTCAAATAATGTTTCTTGTGTTTGTTTTAGAATATCCTTATTTTGCAATGGTCAATCCACACCATATAGTAAATTATTAGTTTTTTTAATTTTTTCTCAATTAGTATAGTAAGGATCTCCATATCTTTCTTCATTAGTTATTAATCTTTGTTCAAAATTATTATAATTTTCATCCCCATATCTTTCTTTATTTGTTAACTTCCTTTTTTTATTTGTTTCTGGCAATCCTTGTGGAAATTTCCCGTTATGATTTACCAATCATTGTTTCCTTGTTTCTTCTACCACTTGATAATTTTGAAATGGTCGTTCAAACCCAAATTTTTCTAAATTAGTTTTGATCCTTTTATCTTCTGTAGCTAATGATCCACAACTATTAGAACAATAATCTCTATAACCCTTTGTGTATCCTAAGTAGGTTGTTACTCTTTCTTTACATCATTTACATAGAAATGGTTCTTTAAAATTATTTATTATACAATACAATCTTTCAGATAATGTAACATCACTTTTTAAAAAACTTGTATAAAGAAACATAGATTCATATTCATTATGATAGTCGTTACTATAAAATCATTCCTTATTTAATCTTCCTTTTTTTGTTTTGCCATTAGATATAATATGAATTAGTAGAAAGTGTTTTAATTCTTCTTTGTCAATTAGTTTAATTTCACGATTTTCCTTTTCTAATTCTTCTTTTCTATTTGATCTTTGGTGTTTTAAGCATTGTATACAACTATCTCTATAACCATCAAATAAATTATTAAATTTTAATTCTTTATCTCTACAATATGGACACATTTCTTTATTTTTTATATCATGAATTATACAATATAATCTTTCAGAAAACTTACAATCTTCATCAAGAAAATAAGTGCAATTGATTATTTCATTATATTTTTTAATTTGATAGTTATTTTCAAATCATGAAAATTTAATTTTATTTACATTTGGTCTTCCACTCGGCCCAATTAAATTATCTTTTATCCAATCTTTTAATTCTTTACTCATATTCCATCTCCTTAATTTTTATTATATAGAAGTTAGATGAAGGGAGATGTTACTTCATCAAAGATGATCAGTCTCTGTCCTTCTATATAAACATTATTTATCATTTATTTTAAATAATTCTATCAATTTATCTTTAACATCTACCAATATACCATCTATATACAAATTATAGCATAATTCATTAGTATTAAATGTGATCATTATCATTTCACAGTTCATAAGAATTATTTCATTAATCATTTTATCAATTTTTTAGTATTATATCCACTTCTTCTTTTAGTTCATCTGATATTAAGAGATATTCATCACAGGTTAACATTATTTCTACACCACTTCTAAGACCTCTATATAATTCATCATTTTTATAATTTTTTACAATATTTTTTAGTTGTTCATCGTTTGTTTTTTCAAAATTAACTGACATGTAAAAATCTTTAATATTTGGGTTTCATAAATACTTATAATTCATTAACGGAAACACCATGAATGGATCACCATATAGATCAGTCATGTTTTTATTGCCAGTAACAAAAATTGAATTACTTCTTGGTCTATAACCAAATTCATCTTCAAACATATCATCAATTTTATTATGAATCTTTAAAGGTGTGTTCATTGGTTTTCTATCTTTTCTAACTTTTTTAATAGTATATGGTTTACTTATTCCATTTCTTCCTGATCACATATAATACATTCCATTAAAATTAGGTAAAAATTCATTAAGATATTTTTTACATCTTGTCTTTAAAATTTTTCTAATTTCATCAATTATTGAATTCTCATTTAAATAATTTATTAGTCTCATTTTTATGTTTTCCTAAATTTTTGTTTTAATTTTTTATGAAAACCTCAATCAAGTATAGAATTAGTTGATCTCTGCCAGGAACAGAAGTGAATTAACTAATTGAAATAATTGTATATATGAAAATTGAGGAATACCTAAACTTATTTTATAAATTATAATATGTAACCATATCACATATTGGCCCTCTTGTTTGTTTACAATTCATTTTAAGATGGGCATATCTTTTATCACCTTTAAGCAACTTAACTACTCAGTTAAGACCATTATTATCTGTATTACATCTTGGATGATCTACTTGAGAAGTATCACCTTCTACTACAACTTTACAATTTTCACCCATTCTAGTTAATAATGTTCTCATTTCATGTCTAGGGATATTTTGTCCTTCATCAACAACAACATATGCATTTTTGATATTATCTCCTCTCATAAAATTTAATGGAGCAAATTCTATAAATCTAGGATTTATTTCTAGTAATGGTGATTCAGGATCTATAAATGCTTTATTAAATGGTCTAACTTCATGTAATTCTAATAATAATTTATATAAGTTATTTCAGATAGGTTCCATTTTTTGTTCTACATTTCCAGGTCTGTAACCTATATATTCACTTGATTCAGCAGATGATTTTATAATTATAATTTTATTATATAATTTCTTTTCAAATGTCATATAAAGAGCAGATGCCAAAGAAAGAAGTGACTTTCCAGTACCTGATTTACTTTGAATTGTAGTTAGTGGTATATTTCTATCAGTTAACAATTCAATAGCAGCTTTTTGATATACATCTTTCGGCTTTACCTTTCAAATTTCTCTTTCATAATCTATACATCTTTCTTTTTTTCCATTTCAGAAGAATAACTTACCATTTTTAAAATAAAAGCAATTATTGATATAATCTTCATTTTTGTATCAATCAATAAATCCTGTATATTTTTCTGATTCTGATTTGAATGGTAAACTATCTTTAAATTCCTCACTATTGATTCCACATATATAAGCTTTTAATTGTAATAATCTATCATTAGTGACCAATATTGGTTCTTCACCATCAACACTTCTAAGTATTCTATCATCATTATTAATTATAGAAGATACATCTCCTGTAAAGTTAATATAATCTCTATTATCTCATATATTTTGTATTGCTTTAGATGTCTTTGGACGTTTATTATTATCTTTAAGTAAATGATCCAATTCATTAATTACTGTTATTGATATATTAATTTTATTCTCTTCTCCATTTCTTAATATATTGATAGCATCTTCTCTTTCTAATAATACGTTTGTGTCCAAATGATAATTTTTTTGCATAAAGTTAATTCCTTTAATAATTAAATTTTAGTTCAAATTCTTGTCTAGGTATAATTTCTATCCTTCCCAAGGAATTTATTGTAAGATAATCACCTCCCTTAGCATTAATTTTTTTACCATATTCAAAGTAGCAAGTATCCTCCTTTAACTGTGTATAATGTAAAAATTGTTTATCACTACAACACTTTTTAAAATCAAATTTAGTAAATAAATTTTCTCTGCTTACTCTTTGAGTCATAATTAACCTCATCATTATTTATGTTTATTCTGTTCCTTCACCTTCTCCTAATTCTTTCTTCTGTTCACTTTTAAGAAATTTAAGAACACTTTCCCTATCTGTAACTATTACATTATTGTTTGTGGTTCCACCATTATCGCCAAGTTGATTATTGTAATACATCTTTTTCAATTCTAATTCTTTATCTTTCTGATCTAGCTCACGATCACGCTGCTTGATTCTTACTTGTTTCAATTCATCATTAAATCATACAGAATTAATTGTAGCTATTGAATTTGCAGCTGTGGTAATTGCATTAATTAAAGTAGCAGCAACTTCACTGTATCTTGCTGACATGGCTCCATTTACACATTCCCTTTCAACTAAATCAAGAAATCTTCCAGCTTTCTCAATAACACTGGTTAATACATTATTAGGGTCTTCTAATTCTTTTGCTTTAACAAGAATTTCTTTAAATGTTTCAATTTCAATTTCTTCATTTTCAATATCAAATTCTTCTGCTAAATTATTACGATTTAATTCACTCATATTATCACCTTATCATTTATCTTTAATAATATTTATAGATTTTTACTTGACAAAACTCGTCGAGTTTGTTAGACTGTCTCTTAACAAGAGACAAAGGAAGGATAATATTATACAATGTATTAGTTAATATTACATTGTAATGAAGGATATGTCCTCATATCCTGAATAATCCCCCTGTGGGGGATTATAATAATACATTTCGGTAATCTCTTGACAATGATTCAATTAATTATTATATTATAATAATTAAAGGAGGTAATTGATTATGATGGATATTTCTTCTCCGTATGTAAAAATTTCTACCAAATTCTTCAATACAGAACTT